TTATCTTAGTGGTTTCATAACCAGGGAATCGAAGATTTACAAACCATTCTTTATACAACCGCATAGCCGCTTCTTCCAATAACTTAATCTGCTTTTGGTTATTTTCAATCAAATCATCATAGGCAGATAGAATGTTAGCAATTCGTTTTTGTTTCTCAATGTCTACATCATAGAAAGTAAATTCAGGAATTAACTTCTTATTTCCTCTTGGCATTTTTGTGCCATTCGATCCTGCCATCATATAGTCAAAAAAAATGTCTTGGGACAATAAGTAATATAAATATTTCGGATACGTTTTATTTTCATCGAGAACACGAAATACAATTACATCACTTGAACATCCACCAATTCTATTAGAGAACCAGATTTTTTTGAAATATGGTCTAATATTAGACACCAAAACGTCTCCAGGTAAATACTGCGTTACCCTACTTGCCTCTGGCTTTGCAGTACAAGGTATAATACCACCCCTTTGTGGTAACATATTGTCTGTACTTATATAATCAGGTATGTTCATACTTTTAGCATCTATTTTATCAGAAACATATGTTGCAATATCTTTTAGCTGCTTCATATCCCCAACTCCTCAAAATTCGCCGAAATAGTATCCATCAACTGGTTTGCCTCTGCATGTAAAGCTAAAAGCTCCTTATGGATTTCGGTCATTCTTTCTTCGAAGTTTTCATCATCATCTTCTACAGGAGCAACGCCCACATATGCACCCGGAGTAAGGCTCCAGCTCTTTTCTTCTATTTCATTTATGGTTGCTACTTTACAAAGTCCTAGAACATCGGTATATGTACCGTCTCCGAATTTTTCAGTGAGCCATTTTGCCTCTTTTATCACTGTACGGCAGGCCTTAATTTGAGATACTACTTCCTCAATACGAGTAGAAACAGACTTTTGGAAGCGATCCCAAGTTGTTACGGTTTCATCGATGGATTTAGCAAACTCCTTAGCTTCTGTTTTCTCTAATCCATCTCCATATTCAATAAATGCTTCCAATGAAGCATTCAGCTCTGTAGTATACTTTTTCAACATATCATTCAGCGGTAACAACTGGTTAATATTCTCTGTATTTTTAATAATATCTGCAATCTGAACTCGCAATGGTTTAAGTTTCTCACCATAACCATTCAAAAGTTCCGACATACTTTCAAATTCGGTATCGAGTTCTTTGCAGTCATTGATAATTTGAATATTGTAATCCTGCAATAGTTTTTTGTATTTTTCTTTCTCCCCACGATAGAGCCAGACAATGGCATTAAGATTATTCATCTGCCATTCGCTCCATTCATTAAGAGTTCGATCCACTACGGTATAGTAATTACGTGAATCTATAAAAAGCACTTTATCTTTTAACTCTTCTTTCTTTCCTTTATCAAAAAACCAAAGGGAGCAAGGTAATGAAACCTTGTAAAAGAAGTTATTGGCCACTGACATTAAACAGTCTACATGCCCAGTCTGGATTAACTGCTTTCTAATTTCTCTTTCCTTATTGCCGCTATCCGTAGCAGAAGCTGCCATAACAAAGCCGGCACGTCCGGTATCATTTAAATAAGCATAGAAATAAGAAATCCAGAGATAATTGCCGTTTGAGACTTCCTTTTTCTGATTTACTCCTGGCAGTCCAAAAGGTAAGCGACCTGCATTCTGAGTAGATTCTGCTTTTACCTTATCTACATTAAATGGAGGATTAGCCATGACATAATCGCAGCTACCTTCTAGATTATGAGCATCATGATAGAAGCTATTGGCCTCATCACCGGATTTGATCTTCGCATTTAGACCGTGTACAGCCATATTCATGATACATAACTTGGCGTTAAACTCCACTTTTTCCTGTCCATAAAAAGTCATGGCCGAATTAGCATTGATTCCTTCAGCATTGACAAAGTCACTGGAAGAAACAAACATACCGCCACTTCCACATGCTGGATCCAATACCACCCCATGAGTGGGCTCTATAGTATTAACAATCATCTTTACCAGGGATTTTGGTGTAAAGAAAACTCCATCATCCGAAGCAATTGCAGAAGCAAATTTGTTTAAGAAATACTCATAAATACGTCCAAGGATATCATCGTTGATTTCGTTCAATGCACTATTATTAAAGATACGCAACAACTCTTTCAACAAATCATTTCTGAAAGAGGTGTATGTTTTCGGTAGAATTCCTTTCAATTGCGTACTCTCTGCCTCAATCAGCTCCATGGCCTCATTTACCGCCTTACCACAATCGGCATCGTCAGGCAAATTGAGCAGATAATCATATCGGGCCTTCTCAGGCAAAAAGATAGCGCTTTTTTGCTTAAAATCACTAGATTCAACTGGAAGTACACGACCATTACGCACTGGACGGTCTTTTAGTATTTCTGTCTCTACATATTTAAACCGACTATATGCATAACGTAAAAAGATTAAGCCGAGGACTGGCATAGAATATTCCTGTGAACTTAATTTGGAACCTTGGCGTAAGAGATCCGCAGATTCCCATAATTCTGATTCTAATTTTCTTATATTTACCATAAAACAAGCCTCCATTTGTTTGGTAATTCACTATAATAAGCATTAGCTGCGTTTAGTATCATCCATTTCCATGATATCGTAGACGTCGCATTCTAACGCAATGCATATTTTTTGTATTATTTCTGTACTAACATTTTCGTTCTTGCCAAGCTTTGTAATCGTAGCAGAACTAATGCCTGCAAGCTTCTGCAAGTCTTTCTTTTTCATATCTCTATCAATAAGAAGCTTCCAAAGTTTTTTATAACTAATCGCCATTGTATTCACCTCTAAATATGTATAAATACATTATATCATCACCCTCATTATATTGTGAATATTTTCTTTACATCCGCACGAATTTTCGTTTGCATTTAATAATTGTTATTTTAGCCCTAATATTGACACGTGCATAGGATGTTACATCCATTCTATCTTCTCAACCCTATAAAATCATCTAACCTATCAACTCAACCCTACCTAATTTCAGGCTCAAATTTTACACAAAAATATACCCTCGATATATTCCCGCAGACACATATCGAGGGCTTAGGTCGAGTAGACAAATTTACTTACATTTTATGAAACTCAGTATTTTCAATGCTTTCCGGACTTTATTTTTTAAACATCAAGACAACACACTCAACATGGCTCGAGAGGACAGAATTGATGCTTTTGTACTCATCTGTTTCCGGAAACATATCAATTGAAGTAATTTCATATCACCGTCTCAGGAAACATACCGATAAAATGTTCTTACAAAAAAAACTCATTTTATAGTACGTAATCTATCTCCTACTGATTTCATTTCTTGAATTTCACTTAAGAGTTGTTCTCGCAGCGAATCCACTGTTTCATTTGTCACTGATGGTTTAAATCCTTTAATTAAGATATTGAAATCTTTCTGTTCTTTTCCCTCACCATATATATCAGGAGTTAAAACAATTACTTTTTTTACCGGATTGCTTTTTAAAACCTCACCAAGTGTTCCGTACAAGTATCCAGACCTAGCATTATTATAGTAAGCTTCTAATTGACCACGGCTCGACCTTCCGGCATTATCTGTCCAAAATGAGGTTAGTTTTCTGTATTTACATTCAAGAATAATTGAGCCTAAGTACCATCCATTATTCTTATCATATACATTAACAACAATATCCGGCCTATTATGAGTTCTTATGCTATCCTGGTGTTTTGCTATAAACAATGGCATTTGTTCTGAAGTATCTTTTTTATGCGTAGGTAAAAGTCTATCAAAAATAACTTGGAGTTTTATTTCCTTATCTTCAAAATTGATCTCTGTATCTGCCTCTAAAAAAGGAAATAAGACCTTGTCAGAAAAAACGAAATCCCAGTCTACTGTTGAGGTGTTATAAGTTAATGCTAGTATATGGCATATTTTAAAATAGCACCACATCTCATATAGGTAACTACTTCTTTTCCAAGTATATGAAAATTCAGGATCAAGTTCCACTTGGATTTCATCTTTTTTCATGTCCATATACATTTGATATAAGGTATTATACCTAGTGTCCAAAATAAAAGAATGTGGTATGTATGGTTGAGTTATATCAGATATTTGAAAATACCAATCCTTGGTTTTTAATATTGAGGTCATTTTTCTTAGCTTCATAGCAGTTTCTCTGAACTCAGTAATGCTATCACTCCAAACATTTTTGTATTGAATTGATGCACCAGAACTAAAAGCAATTGAATATTTATCAATAGACTCTAATAGATTTAGAAATTGATTTAATCTTTTTTCATATTCTAAAATGATCATTTTCAATAATCTATTATCTTGGATATCATAACATATCACTTTTACTGGAACCTTGAATGTTGGTTCTGACCCTGATTTCATCACATAACGCTTTACCGTCTCAGCATCAAAAGTATAATTGCTATAACTGGAGACTGTCTCATATTGAGTTATAATTTCAAACCTGGGATTTTCTGAAATATCTACCAAAGCATTTAATACATTTCTTGAATACCTTTTAATAACAAAAAAATCATATAATGCCTTTGGAGGCACATCCCCACTTTTATATTTTCCAATACCAATATTTCGCCTAACAATGTCTTGCGCTAAACCTTTTATCTCAGTCTCTAAATCGTTTTTCATTATAACCCATTCTTGACTCGACATCGGTTTTGGTAATATATGAAATGTCCCATAATACCACGTATCTGTACAAAATATAGATATTTTAAACACATCGACTCTTAATGCATCATAATCAGAATTGCTCTTGTATAATGTAAAAGCTCTATTTGCAGGTATGCGGTAAATATGTCCATTTTCATCTTCTTTAACATTATCATCATCTAATGGCATAATATCCAGGGCCTCTAAGTACAATCGAGCCTCTCTATCATCAGAATCAAACAATATTTCAATTTCATCATTTTCTTCCACTGAAAGTGTAACAATCTCCTCATGCCATATTTTATCTTCATTTGTGGAGAATTCTATAGCTTTTTGAATTGTTAATGTAGGAAATTGCTTTATTAATTGGAGTGTGAATGGTAAACTAGATACAATATCCATAGGTCTCCAACTCCTTTTGCTTTTGTCTTATAACTGCTCTACATTTTGTGAAATCAGATAAACCCTGATATGTGTCGAAAATTTTGTAAAAGTTATTTTCACTTTTTTCATTAAGTATATTACCCAACTGATTTTCAGGACCACGCACTTTTGTTAATACTCTCTGAGTTATTTGATAGTCCAAACCTATCCTAGTATTAAACTCTCCCCTTTCAGTAGTCGGCAAGTTTTGTAGATACATTTCAATACTCTTAACGATTCTTGGCCCTACTCCATATTTTGAACTGGCAGATTGCATTAGTTGGTGCATATCCCACAGAAGTTTTTGAACTTCAACCATATTTATATCGGAGTTTTTCATGATAATACTATCATAGTCATCATATGTCCAATTAATATTTGCCATAGTACCATACTTCTTTTTCACCCACTGATTCGAATAATTCAAAACGTCTAGTTGAATAACATTTGCTCTATCCAGAACCTTATCAGAAAAATGATAAGTTGATTCATCAATATTAACAGTTCCTATAAATCGTATATTATCACCTATCTTTATTCTACTGGGATAATCAGCTGAATTATACAGCCTTCCACTATACTGATTATCATAAAGCTGAAGTTCTCTTTGGTTAGACGGTCTCTCTAATATAGATAAGAATTGACTGAAATAATGTTCAACTCGAGCTAAATTCATCTCATCAAAACATACGATGAACATCTTGTTTTTATTCTCTCCCTTTTGTGCTTTGACTAGGAAGTCTACAAAACCTGTATCCGATGCCCTATATACCATATGTACAAGATCAACATATCCTAACAAATCAGCATCATCGTTCCATGACGGTCTTACTGGAATGAAAAGTAATCTATTATCCTCAGGATTTGCACTATAATTAATTCCAAGTGCTCTTGCATAAATATCTACTAATGCCGACTTACCTGTTCCACTTAAGCCAGATAAAATAACCAAACTACTGCATTTTATTGCCGTATGTACATTAACAAAATCATTCATACTGTAATACAAGTTTCTCTTTTGGCTATGATAATCCATAGATTTAATAATTAAGGTATCATTTTTCACAGAGGTGTCAATTTCATCTAATTCTTCATTGCTTGGCTTACTTAATTCAACTATTAATTCCGGCTTTTCTTCTTCCTCAGCATCTTCTTGTATTATTGTAGTTACTGTCCCCTTTATCTCATTCTCAAAAAACTCATTTTCAGGACTCTCCTTCTTTTTAATAGATACCGACGCTTTCAATATTTCATCTTCGATTTTTTTATAAATTGAATCTGGAATATACATTAAGGTAGGATTAATATCTAAACTGTATACCACAAATTTAGTATAGTCACTGATGTCTATCTTAAATATATCTTCACTTTCTAAAATCAAACCACCCAGTGTATTGTATCTACTGGCTATAATGTTACCTATCGCAAATAACTTACCCTCTTCGTTTTTCCATATCACAAATGAAGGGCTAAAATTATCTGCACTATATCCAAATACACTTCCTACTGATTTTTTATTTTTTATAAAATCAGTAAACTCCTCTAAAGTACAGTAATCTCTATAGAGTTTCCATCTAGTTTCATCTTCCCAATCTTTTACTATCCCATCATTAGCAGATGCGAATACTGGTATTGAATAAAATGAAATATTCTTATCATAAGCGCTTGGTTTGCTAACTAAACTGACTTTTGACATTTTCGGGAACTCAGAATTGTTTCCTAATCTGTATGAAAAAATGAATAATTTATCTTTTACATTATTTAGGAAGTTCTCTATTCTTTCATCTTCTGAAAGATATTCATCGTCTGTTATGTCGCAATCATCCTCAAATGAATCCATATATCCTGTTAAATATGTAGTCGTTTCGGGAGGTAGTAAAAGTGATTTAACCATATACTGAATATAAGATCCTCTATTTAAAAAAACATTTTGTTTGCCGTCAGCTTCTCCATCCTCAGCTAGAACTCCTATATATTGTCTATCAAGTGTATTCATATTCTTCCTCCAACTTTATTTTTTAAATGTGCTATACTTAAAAATTCTTTTACATTTCCAGATACACAATTTTTTATTTCCGTAATATCATTATAAGAAAAACCCTTATGTACAATCCAAATTTCGTCAAATTCATCAATTCTCCAAAAACTCTTTTTGCTATTACTCCATTCATTAAAATAGGTAATGTCATATCCTCCAAAATAACCCTCCTCAATCTTTGCTTTAATAAAGCAAGCAATTTTAGGAGCGCATTCTTTATACTTTTTCAGTTCATCTATTTGATTTAAAAGTAATCGTATATATTCATCTTTATCATTTATATTTTGTGTAAGTTTTTTAATCTCGTTTATATAAAAATCACATTCATTTTTTTCTATACTTAATTCTCTTTCTAATTTTTCGTTGGCTTTCTCTAACATCGTTACTGATTTTTTTAAGTTACTTATCTCGATTTTATTTCCTTGGATAGTTGACTGTAATTTCTTGTTTTTTTCTTGTATAATTTCGTTTTTTTTCTGTAATTCTTGTTTTTCCTCTGAAAAATCAAGTTTAACAACTGAATCAACCATATCTGTTTGGTCAATCTCAACTTTTTCTGTTTTAGAGTTTTCTTCGAATTTCTTTAAATCCTTCTCTATTTTTTCATATAAATTTTCTTTATTATTAAGCCATTGCTTTGCCAATAATGGAGCTGAAATTTCAGAAGTGTCTGTATCTTCTATGTTAATTAGACTCGCAATAGCTTCTAATATTATCATGTAATAATACTTCCCGCCCCTTTTTTTTCTTTCTAAGCACTTCGTGATTGAAGGTCTAGGTGCTTTCCACGGATTTTTAAATCCTTGAACAGAAAAGCCTTGTGCAGCTGCTTTCTTCAATGTTTCTCGAAGTTCACCATCATCCAATACCATGATTAGCCTTTGTGAAAATTCTAAGGTATCCACATGTATCCCCCCATTTTTTATATTCTTTTGTCGATTATAGTCCAAAGTTTGTATTATACTATTCAAATAACATTTACATCATTACACTTTTGTTACATAAATAATTATGTTATATAGCTTATCTTCTTAATTTTAGTATTGAATTAATTCTTTAATAATTATATATCACTAGCTGTATAATTAACAAGAAAAAAATACCAGCTAAGAATAATATTCTTAGCCGGAAATAAAAAGCAATAACTTATAAACTAACATCAATCTCAAAGTTGGATTTTAACTCAATAGTCATCCTATCCTCGAATATAGTTACTTTCTCAATCAATTTTCTAACCAATTGTTCATCATATTCCTCTAACCTGTATTCTTGTTTACTCAGAAATACTTCCATTTCGGTAATACGTTGTCTTTTACCCTGGCGATCAGCATTCTCCACAAGTGTGTTTTGCTTTATTTCTCGAAGCCGGTAAATTTCATCTGCGACTATATTATAGTCGGACTTCGATATAGCAAGCTGGAGGATTTCCTGTTGCAGCTCTTCCAGTCTTTTATCAATGTCAGCGGTATTCTTATCGTATTCCTCACTGAGAATTGTAGAAATGTTCTTCTTCAAGATTGATAGAAACTCCTCCCTGCTGCCAATTACTTCATTGATTGCCTTAACCACTGCTTTTTGCATAGTCTCCTCATATATCGTCGGCGAGGAACAGTCCGACCCTTTTTCTTCAAGACGGCTGACACACCTCCAGACTGCTATTTTGTGACCTTTCTTGTACCAGTATACCCTCCGATAAATATCGGAGCAAAATCCGCAATAAACTATTCCAGACAAAGCGTATTTCCCACTATAAATGCGTTTTTTACCATCTTTACCGGATTGTAAATTTGACCTCCGTGCCATCTCCTCCTGTACCTGCATGTAAAGTTCACGTGGGATAATAGGTTCATGGCTGTTTTCAACATAGTATTGTGGAACAATGCCGTTATTGACTACCCGTTTTTTGGAGAGGAAATCCACCGTGTAAGTTTTCTGAAGTAGCGCATCTCCTATATATTTTTCATTTTGTAATATCTTTTGAATTGTTTCCCGTCTCCACTTCGGCTTTTTTGCTGCTGTAAGTATCCCATCCGCCTCCAGCCCTCTTGCTATCTGCAACAAACTAGCCCCTTCAAGATACTCTCTATAAATGCGCTTTACCACCTCTGCTTCTTCTGGGTCTATTATTAGCCTCTTAAATTCATCTTTAGTATATCCTAAGAAACGGTTATGGTTTACTTGAATTTCGCCTTGTTGGTAACGATATTGTATACCCAACTTAACATTCTGACTAAGCGATTGACTCTCCTGCTGTGCCAGGGACGCCATTATTGTTAGCATTACTTCGCCCTTGGAGTCCATGGTGTTGATATTCTCTTTTTCGAAGAATACAGGTATATTTTTATCTTTCAATTGTCGTATGTATTTAAGACAGTCAAGCGTATTCCTAGCAAACCGGCTGATGGACTTAGTTATTATCATATCAATTTTGCCATCCATACAATCACTGATCATACGGTTAAATTCTTCACGCTTCTTTGTATTTGTTCCGGTAATACCGTCATCAGCATAGATACCAGCAAGTTTCCATTCTCGGTTTCCATTTATATAATTAGTATAATGCTCTATCTGAACCTCATAGCTGGTAGCTTGTTCTTCACTGTCTGTGGAAACTCGGCAGTAAGCGGCTACCCTCAGCTTTGGTTTTTCCTCAGTTCGAATGTTATTTCCAACACGCATTCGTGCCGGTATTACAGTTACATTTTTACTCTGCATTCTCTGTCACCTCACATTCAATCAGACTATATGCATACTCTGCTTGCATAAAAGGATCTTGGTATGTTTGCTCTGGTAAAGGCATTCTAAAACTCATTATGGGTTTTGCCTCTTTTTTATCCATTGGATCTCTTATTCTGCCCAGCAACTTAGCACGTCTTTGTCTTTCATCTTCTGCCAATTGGAATGTAGTAATATCAATCAGTGGAGGATAAAAGTCATCACCGAGATACCGTCTATTTCTTAACATTCTACCTATGGAAGAATGTGGTTTATGTATTGCCGTTTTCGTGGCCACATCTGCTAAAGAAAGACCAGAGAGATAATAACTGAACATTTTCTTTACCTGCTCCGCCTCTTCCTCAACAATTATAGCTTTTCCGTTTTTAATTTCATAACCATATGAAGTATGATGCATTTATCTCACCAGCCTTTCCTTTAATGTAATATTACTTGTCATTTGAAACCCTATCTCATACTGCGAATAGACAATGATTTTCTCAACAAAGCGTATAAAAAGTTCATCATCAAAGTAGTCAATGTAATCAGCTTTTGATACCCATTTTAAAAGTTTTTCCACCTCCGTAAATACTGTCATTCCACCATTCAGTGATCGAGACAAGGCTCTCTTCTGCTCTAGTAAAAGGGTAGCTTCATTTTTCAACTCATTACTTTGTGAAATAAACAAAGCCTGATCTAGGTAGCCTTTAGTCATGAGATTCATCAGTATGCTGCTTCGCTCCGCATTCATCTCCAATTTTGATTCTAATTCCTGTATCTGTATCAAATTCTCTGTATAATCCATATCCTTTAAGCTCTGTAACAACGGTTTCAAAATATACTTATGACCGTATTTCAGCTTATTCATCATAGTTACGAATGCTCTATGGATGTCATCTTCCCTAATAAATTTCATGGAACATTGTGAAATATCTTCGATGTGTTTTGAACAACACCATGCAGCATATTCATTTTTGCTTCCACTGTAATGTATCCTGCGTTTAAATGTGCTACCACATTCGGAGCATTTTATCTTTCCAGACAGCGGATACCGTTTTTGATATTTTGTACTTCCTTTTTCAATTCTTTTCTCTTCTCTTCGCTGATTCAGCAATGTACTGACCGCCTGGAATTTCTCACTGCTAATGATTGCTTCATGGTGATTCTCTACGCGATACTGATCCTTTTCGCCATGGTTATTGTGACGGTTAAAATTCTCATCTGTATAAGTTTTTTGAAATATCACTATTCCAGTGTAATTCTCATTTGCCAGGATTTTGTTAACCGCACTCGCAGACCATTTTGTTCCTTTTCTTGATAAAATACCTTCTTCATTCAAACCTTTAGCAATTTTCATGGTTCCTTTTCCTTCAAGTACCTCTGAGAATATGCGTTTTACTATGGCTGCATGCTCATCGTTTATCACCATACAACCATCTATATAATCATAACCATATGGTGGGTATGACATTTTAAAATTACCACTCCTGAACCGTTTCTGGATTGCCCATTTATTGTTCTGTGAAATAGATATAGATTCACTCTCAGCCAGGCTGCTTAGGATGGTCAACATAAGTTCGCTATCCATGGTCTGCGTATTGATATTCTCTTTTTCAAAATAAATAAAAACATCAAGCTTCGATAGCTTGCGTATCAACTCCAAGCAGTCCATAGTGTTTCTAGCAAAACGGCTGATGGACTTTGTGATAATGAAATCAATCTTCTTACCTTCACAGTCAGATATTAGCCTTAACAGTTCTGAACGCTTTTCTTTCTTTGTACCTGTAATTCCCTCATCATAGTAAATGCCTGCATACTCCCATTCTGGATTTGATTTAATGTAAGATTCATAATATGTTTTCTGAATTTGCAAGCTTATTAATTGCTCATCTTTATTGGTAGAAACACGACAATATGCTGCTACCCGAAGTATAGGTTTTTTAGTTACTACATCAGCAGTTATTTTTCTTATTCTTTTCACTGTCTCACCTCCCTTTCGGTATGTGACATATTACCTCTAAATGCCCAGTTTATCAAGCAATTCACGGCATTAATGAAACATATAAGGGTGAGAAAGACTGTCGATTAAGATGATCAATTTTATTAAATTCTGCCTGTGTTATGAGGTTGTTATCCATCATCTTTTGAAGGATTTTTGTGGCTCTCCAATAGTTGTATTCCCCCTGTAGTTCTTCCAATGAGAACTTTGTTCGCTTCGGTATCGTATTTATCATTGGCATTTCAGATATTTTCTTGACCTGCATATTTAAAACCTCCGTTTAATGTCTTTACTGGATAGCCACGAGCGGAAACAAATGTGAGGTTTATATCATAATAATTTCTGAAAAAGCTTAAAGATTATATGGAAAAACTATGTAATAAGAATTATAATAGATTAAATTATCTGTCTATAACTTATTAATAGATAAATGAATGAGATAAAGCATATCTAATTAGTTCATATGGGTGATTTAAAATGCAGTATATCATTCTAAATTATGGTGGATGAAAAAACATTAAAGAGGGGTATAAATTTATGGGAGAGATTAAAGCATTACTAGTTGGGGTCTGTGAATATCCTGCATTAGGCTGTGCCCCATTGCCATTATGCAAAAATGATTTATACGCGTTAAGAAATGCACTTATCAACGGTATAAATGTTAATCCAAAAAATATATTATTATGCGGCGAAACGGGAAAAGTTACATCAGAAGAATTAATCTGTTCAGCTAAGACTATCCTTTTAAATGTAACAAGTGAAGATACTTTTATATTTTATTTTTCAGGCCATGGTGGAAAAGACTGCTTAGTTTTAAGTGACAATCTTATAGGATTACAAGATTTTATTGATACATTAGAGAAAGTTAAAGCTAAAAACAAAATAATTATTTTGGATTGCTGTCATTCAGGCGGTTTTTCTATAAATGGGATCCCTCAAATAGATATCACTGATACTGTTGAAAGTTTTGCCGGGCACGGATATGCTGTTCTAGCATCATGTGGTGCAGAACAACTGTCTGGTTTCAACATAGATAGAAAAATAAGCTTATATACCAGTTTTTTGTGTGATGCTCTTACATCACGATACTTAATAAGAAAAGGTAAAAAATCTCTTGAAATTATAAATGAATCAATTTTTCACTATTCAAATATATGGAACAAGAAAAATAGTAGTAATATGCAACAACCTATTTTTCGTTCTAATATTGGTGGGACAATTTTCTTTGAAGTCGAGGAGTATACCCCCTATAAAACAAACGAGATTTATGAAGAAACTGACAACTATATTATTTATAAAGTCGAACCTTTGCATAATGGTTTAGCAAAACGTTTAGTAGTTAAAGTTATTCTTCGTTTTCAAAGTACTTTGGAACAAATTGCAGACATTTCTATGGAAATTAAAGGGAAAGCTTTATATTATGAAGTTTATAATAATGATATTTCAGAAGTACGCCACAGAAATAAAGCTGCTAATATGATCTTTTGTCATTTTGGCTATGACGAAGATGATATGATTAATGGTAATTTTTATTGTCGCACGACATGGGTTGATGATTTACAAGATAAAAGTAGATGGTATCGTACATCGAAAAATACTACATTAATAAACGGAGTACACATTGAAGTGAATGCCTCATATGAAATGATTAAAAGCCTGAAAGATGATATCATTAGTAAGGATGAATTAATCGCTTTAACAAGAAAATATACATCAAAAATGATTTCAATAGCCGAACAATATATTAAGCTTTTTAGGGAATATTTAAATAATACTATAACAGAAGAACAACTCATTAATGCTACTACATCTTATAATAATCAGATAATAGTATTATTTTTAAAGCAAAGCGACTTACCAATACCGCCCAACGACCTACATACCTGGGCAAATGTACATACAAAAATATCAAGTACTATACATGATTTTTCTCTTTATTATAATAAGAATAACTTAGCTACATGGTCTACTGAGAATCGGAAATGGTTAATGTCGGATGCTATAAAAAGATATGAAGAAGAACTAGAAGAATTAAATACCATTGAAAAAACAATATAACTAATAAATAAATTTAAAGTTCTTTAGATTATCATAATTTCAAACACTAATTCAATAAGATTAATTCTCATATAAAGTTGATTTGCAATTGATATTTGAGAGAGTTCGCAGACTAATTAATATGTAAAATTTTTGATATTTTTTTACACTTAACCCACAGTACGGTAAAGCCACCGTAACTGTGGGTAGCCATTTTATGTTTATTCATATCTTATATATGCATCAAATCCAGCAGCCTGTAATTTCACAACCATATTCTCGGCTTTCCCTTTGAGGAAAATGTACCAACCTGGACACGATAATATTGCTTCCCAAAATCACCTATATCATCCTTCTTCTCTTCTTTCTTAAGCCTGTCTTTAACAGCTGACCTGAAGGAATCCATGCTCTCACCATGTCTTGGAAACCAGTGCATTACATCTGCATGATTGCTGGCTATTCCTAGTTTATAGGCTTCACTGTGGCAGATAATATCTTTTTCAGTTAGATTAAATTGCTTACAAAGATACACGCAGAGTTCAACTGCCTCATTAAAAACTTTTCGGAAGTAGGTGGCATCGGTCAGATAGTCTTCGCATATCTCGAAACCGATATGCGTATTATTTCCTGAACCCTTCTTACCACTTGCACAATGCCAGCCTCGATAATTCCAGGGCAGTGTCTGATAAGTTGCGATACTTCCATCCGATAGCTTCCCAATAAATGCATGAACGCAGACTTGCCTTCCACCGGGTTTATCCTGGTTCCAGTGGTTATTGTTCTGATTGTTTCCAATCAAACCGTCGTCTGGCCAAACGTAACGCTTCAACCACGGATTATTTGCCCCAGTAGAGTGAACCATTATTCCTTTTGGAATAATGGTTTTTCTAGTCTTGTAGCAGGCATTGTTGGTAAGTATCTGTTTATGCAAATTCATAGTTTATCACCTCAATTTAGATAAGTGGGGCTACCGCAAGAGTAGCCGGATACAGATGGTAAGTAAATTTCAAATCACAATATGCCGTTGCCGAGGTACCATTACTTCCCATACGAATGTAAAGACCATATCCGGCAGGTACTCGCCCTTGACGCATTTGAATATGGACATGTTCAG